GATAGCCCAAAAGACTCGGACCCGGCAGCACCACTTGGCTCATCGGAGTCCTAGCAGTCAAGACCGGCATCTCACCACTTGACCTACTCAAAACACCACCCGCCATCCTTCGCGTCATGATCGAGTCAACATGGCCGAAGACGGCGGCAATCTCAGGAGATCAAGCATGGCAACTACTGGAACGTATGGCTTCCGACTAGCCACAGATCAAGTCGTCAAGACCGAGATTCTCGGCTTGCGCGAAGTGCAGAGAGACCTCAACAAATTAGGCGACGACACAAAGAACGAGATGAAGGACACCCACAAAGAAGCGGCCGAGGTTGTCGTCATGGGAGCCAAGCGTCTAGTCCCGTTCCGCACTGGCGCACTCGCCGAATCCATCCGAGCACTAGCAACAAAGTCCTCCGGACGAGTTCGTGCAGGCTCCGCCTCCGTCCCGTATGCAGGACCGATTCACTTCGGATGGCCCGCTCGAGCCATCACCCCGAACCCGTTCATCTACGACGCAATCGACGCTAGACGCGACGACATCCGTGAACTCTATGAAGAACGAATCGACGAACTAATCCGCAACTATGGACTCTCAGCCGGTCAACCACTTCGTCAAGCTCGAGCCGTCACATCGGCAGCCGGTCAACGCCGACCTCGTCAATCAAGAAACAAGACGCCAGACGTGCGCGTACCAGATGCACTTCTTCGAGATAAGTCTGGAAACATCTACGCGGGAATCTTCGACGGCAAGATAGTCAAGTACTAGAATCATCTCATGGCTCGCGGAATCTCAGTAGTTATCTCAGGCAATGCGGCACCACTACGCAAGGCAATCGGCCAAGCCAACAAGAGCCTCGGCGACATGGGCAAAGGCACCACGCTCGCAATGGGAGCCGCCGCCGCCGCTACGACCGCATTCGCAGTCGCCGCAGTCAAAGCCGCCGCCGACGATCAGAAGCAGCAAGCCCTCCTAGCGCGTCAACTCAAAGCATCCGCCGGTGCATCCGACGCACAAGTCGCCTCCGTCGAGCGATACATCGACGCAACTCAACGATCCGTAGCAGTCACAGACACCGACCTTCGTAGCGCGTTCCAGTCTTTGACTGTTGCCACTGGAGACGTAGCGAAAGCGCAAGACCTCGTCAATGTCGCGATCGAGACTGGCGCGGGAACAAATAAGTCCGCCGCCGTAGTAGCAGACGCCCTCGCAAAAGGGTACGCCGGGAACATGAGAGCACTGGCAACACTGTCGCCAGAGGTCAAGAAAGCAATCAAGGACGGCGCGTCATTCAACGACGTACTCGCCATCCTCAACAAAAACTTCTCAGGAGCCGCAGCAGTATCGGCTCAGACCTACGCCGGTCAGATGTTCATCCTTCGCAACTCAATCGACGAAGCGAAGGAGTCAATCGGCACCGCACTCCTCCCCGTGTTGAACAGTCTCATCCCGTCCTTTGTAAGTCTGGCTAACTTCGCCGGTAAGAATGCCGCACTCCTCGGCGGTCTGGCCGTCGCTCTCGGCACCGTCGCCGTCGGGATTCTCGCAGTGCGCGGCGCGACAATCGCATTCAAGGCCGCCGGAGTTATTGCGACCGCAATCAACTACGCACTCGCCACATCGTTCACCGCCGTACAAGTCTCGACGGGTATCGGCATCGCAACCGCAATCCTCGGCGCGGCCGCGTTCATCAAGATCAAGTCGAGCATGGATGGCGCGGCCAAGTCCGCAACGAACTACGCCGGAGCCTTGACCAACGCCATCAACAATCAGGCAGAACTCAACGCCTACATCGGACCAGTAGCGTCACGAGACTTCGACACGTTCAAGAAAATTGCAAGAGCCAACGCGAAAGCACAACTAGATTCAGCATCGGCAACAGATAAGGCATCCGAGGCCGAATCGAAGCGCAAGCAGAAAGTCGACGGACTACGAAGCAGTCTCCAGAATGCACAGTCAAGTCTCCGCTCATACGTTGAAGGCATCCGCGATTCTGTGACCGCATCTGTGTCACTCTCGAGCGCGTTCTCAGACGCCTCCGATCAAGAGAAGACTCGCAGCGACGGAGTCACAGATGCTCTCAAGGACCGCCGAGAGGCATACACGCAACTTCAGCAAGCGACCGTCTCGAAAGATGCAGGAGCCTACGCCGACGCTCTCGATCGTGTAGCGGCAGCAGAGAAGAACGTCAAGGCCGCGCAAGACGTCAAGACGAAGTCATTCTCGGACATCTTTCGCGAACAGATAACCGCCGCGAAACAATTCGGAGGCAACCTTCAAGCACTCATCAAGGCAGGACTCGGCAAGGCAGGACTCGCTCAACTGTTGAACCTCGGACCCGTCGCCGGTAACGCAGTCGCAAAAGACCTCCTAGCGGGTACTGGCGGCCTCACAGTCGGCGGACTGAACGCAGACCTCGCCTCCGTCGCCGCCGCAGGCACCGCCGTCGGTATGAGCATCCCCGGAGTCTCATCGGCTCTCGGTGCCACAGTTGGCAGCACCTACCAGATCACCATCGAAGCGGGACTAGGCGACCCCGTTGCTATCGGGAAACAAGTCGCCGAAGTGTTGAACACCTACGGAGCCAAGACTGGCGGAGTTCCGATGGTTGTCAAGCAACCGAAAGCAGCGACGAAGAAAAAAACTAGCAAGGCTCGATAGTGGCATTCCCAACTACTCAGGTCTACATCGCATTCAACGATGGACCCTATGTCGCAAGTCCGACATGGACTGAGGTCACGACATACGTCCGCCAGATCAACACTCAACGCGGTCGCCAGAATGAGCTTTCAGACTTCGAGTCCGGCAATGCCACCGTCGTCCTCGACAACCGCTCGAGAATCTTTGACCCGTTCTTCACGACTGGCACCTACTACGGGAAACTCTTGCCGCGCCGCCAAATCAAGATTGAGGCAACAATCTCATCCGTCACCTATCCGGTCTTTCGTGGATTCGTGGAGGGATGGCCGGTGTCAATCACGGACGCAGGCTATGACACGACCGTGACTGTGCAATGCTTCGACGCTCTCGGTCTCCTAGCAGATGAGGAGATGCCAGATGACGTCTCTAGTGCCTATGTCTTGAGCCTTGCGCCTCGCCACTATTGGCCGCTCGACGACCCGATAGACCCGCTCAACATCAGCACCGCTCAACTCATCGACCTCGGAAGCAGTCCTCAACCGTTGACCGCACCCGTCGAAGTCCGCACAAGTAACGCACCCGGACTCGCTCCCGCTTTACCGAACACCGCCGTCAGTCTTTCCGAGACCGAATACATCGAAGGATGGTACTTCCTCAGCACTGTCCAATCGGCAACAGACCAGACAATGATGCAATGGTTCCAACTTGGAAGCGGAGATCAGAACTACATCTTCACCCGCTACGGCGTAGGACATGAGGTTGAAGCGGCCTACGACAAAGCCAACTCAAGACTTGAGATCTACACCTACAACGGAACCAGTCAACGCCTCTATCAGGCAACTATCTTCCTAGACGAGTTTCAACCACATCACATCGCAATCAAGACCCTTAGCGCAGGCACCGTCTCGTCCGTCTATGTCGATGGACTTCTTGAGACGTTCACACTCGCGAGCACCACCGCATTCACCGACCCGCTAGTCGAAGTCTTCGCAGTCACACCGGGACGCCATCAACAAGCGGCCGTCTGGACAACCCTTATCTCTGGAGTAGACGTCAAGGTTGTCTTCGGTCTTGGACGTGGAGTGCTAACCGAGGGAACCGTCGCCCGCTTCAACCGCGTCATCGGATACACCCCATTCCCGTCCGCACTCACCTCAACACCATCAACGTCCTACTCGGCCACGCTCGCAGAGATCAGCACTGGCGGACCGCCAATCACAGACGAACTCCAGACCATCTCGAACTCTGAAGGCGGCAACATCTTCGTCTCACGCAACGGCACACTCACCCTCACATCGCGCACCGCAATCTTCGAGGGTACGAGCATCACATCGCAAGCCTCATTCGGTGGCGCGGGTATCACTATCGGCACCGAACTCGCCTATCGACTAGACGCCAAGAATCTACGCAACACCCTCGCCGTAGGTTATTCAGGAGATGGAAGTGTCGAGGTCTCTGACTCCGCCTCGATCACCGCGTACGGCACCGCCGGAGGCTCATGGTCTACGCAACTCTCATCCGTAGCAGACGCCGAAACACTCGGCGAGCTCCTAGTCGGATTCTCTGCCACACCCGCCGTCGTCATCGATCCGCTACAAGTCAACGTCGCAGCATCAGACGCCTCATGGTCGACCGTCCTCGGTCTTGAACTACTGAACCGCATCACACTCAACGTCGTCCAACAAGTCGGCGCGGCAATCACAATGAGTCAGATTCTCCAGTCAATCGAGCACACCATCACCCCGGACCGATGGATTACAACCATCAACGGCTCCGTCAGATTCACGAATCCATTCATCATCGGAACTAGTCTTCTTGGCGGAACCGACCTCATCATCTAGGACACTTATGGCAACACCCACTAACCTTCCCGCATCGTTCACAGACGCCACCGCGCTACCGGCAGCATCACTCAACGCACTTCGAGGAGGTTTTCGCATCTTACAAGTCGTGCAAGGCACAACAAATACGCCCGTTAGTAGCACTACAACGACCTACGTCGATAGCGGTCTCACCGCAACCATTACGCCACAATCATCCTCTAGCAAGATTCTTGTCCTAGTCAATCAAGTCGGCGGCGACAAGAACTCGGCCAACGCGAACAACGCCATCAACCTCCGTCTAGTTCGCGGCGCGACTCAAATTGTTCTCATTGCTCACTCTGCCGGGTACACCGGAACGGCCCTCAACCTACGAATCGCGGCGATGAGTACGTGCTTCCTAGATAGTCCCGCTACAACATCGGCGACAACATACAAGACACAATTCTTCAGCAACTCCGGAGTTAGCGGTTGCTCCCTCCAAATTGGCGGAGACCTTTCCACAATGATCCTCATGGAGGTCTCAGCATGACGCACCAAGAACTCAATCAACTTCTTCTCGACGCAGGCTTCAATACTGGATGGGC